GCGCTAAGCCCGCTGAGTCTACCCCTGCACCTGTAGCTCGCGACAACGGCGTCTCGGTATCAGAAGTTCACCGTACCGAGCGAGAACCTGAAAAGGACGAGGGAACTCGTTCGTTCGGTGCGCCTCTTAGCACACCACCCCCTAGCACTGAGCGTCAGCGCAAAGGGCAGTCGACGGACGATAGTAACTAATGGCCGAAGAAGTCAACCCATATCCAGAAGGCTCTGCTAGTTGGAAGCAGTGGAATCGCTATCACCCTAAGAAAGTGGAAGCTCCACCACCCCCGCCAGAACCTGAAGTTGAGAAACACTGGTATGACGGCTTCTTTGACCGGGATAAGACGATCGACGACGAGGTTGAGAGGGCGGTGGTTGGCGAACGCCAGAAACGACAGACAACGGATGAAAGTCAATGAGCTTTAACTTTACCAACACCAACATGCCGGGCAAGACGTTTGGCGGCATCGCACAGGCAGCACAAGCTGCTATCTCGAAGCCGGGTGCTCCGCCCCCGCAGGCAACGGAACAACCGCCCGCAGCCCCACAGGGCTTTGGTGCATTGGTTGCTAACGCTCGTGCAAGGCAACAGACGCAAGCCATGGCAATGCCAGCTACGCCTGTGCCTATGAACTCTGCACAGCCTCTGGTAGCGCCGCCCGATAAGGGTGGGATGGTAGAGCAGTCTCCGCCTATGCAAGCACAGGAGTCTCCTATGCAGGCGCGGCAGTTCTCTGACGGTGCAAATCCTACTGGCTTTAATGAAGCTCCTTCGAGATTTGCAGGACGGATGGGTAGACGGCTAAGGTAACTGCCAGATGAGGGAACATGGCACAACTACAGTTCAACCTACACCCAGCCCAGACAGAGATTCACTCCCACCCAGCGCGATTCAAAATCGTAGCAGCGGGGAGGCGTTTTGGGAAAACCGTGTTTTCGGTCATCCGGTGCTTCGAGGAAGCGCTTGCTACCGAGAATAGTCGAGGGGTAGCGTTAGACGACAGCTCCGAGGTCATCTACGTAGGAATCGATCGCGAGCAGGCTAAGCGTAATGCGTGGCCCTACTTTAAGAAGTTCGCGCAAGAGATTGAATCTGTTACAGGCTTGCCAGTGCGCATGCTTGAAAAGACATCACTTATAGAGTTACCGCCGGAGTTGGGCGGCTGTCGCATACGTCTGCTCGGCATGGACGATCCTGACGCTGCCCGTGGAATGAAAATACGTTTCTGTGTGTTAGACGAGTACGCGGACATGCCGCCGCGCGTCTGGCCGGAGATTATTAGGCCAGCATTGGCTGACGTACGGGGCGGTGCTCTTTTTATCGGAACCCCCAAAGGGCGTAACCACTTTTATCAGCTAGTCGAAGACGCCATTGGACAAGAAGAATGGGGAGTATTCAACTACTCCATGGACGACAATCCGCTTATCCAAGAGGACGAGCGAGCAGCGTTGGCCGCCGAGTATGCCAGAGGCAGCTCGGATTTATACGACCAAGAAATACAAGCCAAATTCATTGCCAGCTCTGGGCAGCTATTCAATAAAGACCAATTCAACGTGGTCGCAGAACTGCCGCCGGGCCAATACGATACGATGATTGCAGTCGATCTGGCCGGGTTCGCATCCGACCCAGACCGCAAGAACGAGAAGCGCCGCTTAGACGACACCGCCATATCGGTTGTGTCGATCGACAGTGCCGGACGCTGGTTTGTTAGAGAAGTGCAGCACGGCAAGTGGGACACGCGCGAAACTGCGTACCGCATTGTCAAGACTGCCAAAGATTATCAAGTCTCTCTGCTAGGCATCGAGGTAGGGGCGTTGAAGAACGCCGTCGAGCCATACCTAAGAGACTACATGGCTAAGTACAACAGGTGGTTCGAGATTATTCCACTGACCCATGGCAACCAACGCAAGTACGATCGCGTACAGTGGGCGCTACAGGGCCGGGTTCAGAAGGGTGAAGTGTACTTGATCCAAGAACAGGAAGGCGAGGACTTATGGATAGAGAAGCTGATCGATCAGGCTGTCTCGTTCCCGTCTCGCTACGTACATGACGATCTCATTGACTCCCTAGCATATATCGACC